CTTTCCTCGTCTGAGTCTTGATTAATTCTTGCCAGCTCATAATAAGCCTTTCGGGAACGTATAGACTGCATCAGCGTGAGGAGTCCCAGGCCTTGGTGCATTGAAGAACCTCCTTTTGTCCAACTCTGTAGGCTTCCAAAAACACTCTGGAGCCTCAGACTTGATGATGTGAATGACCCTCTCTAAGACCGGAGAGTCATCCGAAATGTTTGCAGGACGCTTTGCAAACGCTTTTTTCAACATGGTTTGGTGGTGTACGCTTAACATTAGAATGGCACATCCTCGTCATCGTTAGTCTTAGCGAGTCTAGTTTCCGCGTCTTTCTGTTGGAACTTTAGCCCAAGATACTTCCCGTCGGAACCCTCGTTAACCCATCCTGAGATCCAGTATTCAGTCCCGTTAATCATTGCTGAACCTCGGTAATCTGGATGTACGTCTTTTTCTTTCTTCTTGTTCTTGCTAATACTTCCTGTTAGTTCTTTTGGCATAGCGACAACTCCATTTGATTAACTTCGTTTAGGAAAGCAACTAGATCAGCCTCGATCTTGGTTAGCTCTTCCGGTTTTGGCTCGTAACGAACGACGAATAACTGTAGATGTTCGGGCAGTCTTGGGTCGAACGACACAAAGTCGCACCAAGTCCTACCTGTCACGAGCATTTGAGTAAGCATTTGTGGCTTGTATTTAGTGGGAACCTCCTTAGCTAGTAAATAATCGACGTGAGTGTTTGAGTTAGGGCACTTGATCTCGATCAGACCCGACCCTGCAAACCCATCAGGACTCGCTCCAAGCCACTTTATCGACTTGTGGGTATGAAACCCTGTCTGCTCAACAAAATGGCCTGTATGGACTTCGTAGGCGGCTCTGGCAACAGGTTCTTGTTCAGTTCCCCATTGCATACTTGCGTTAGTGAATGAATCACCCTGTAAGCCCGTCAGACGCTCTGTAACGAGTTGGATCTGGTAGTTACGGCGCGTAGCCGTACCAGGCTTCGCAAGCGCGTCTGAGGCCCTGCTAGCGGTTAGGTGGCCTAGTCTTGCCTTAAACCAATCATCAGTTCTTTGTTCCATGTTGCACCTTTAATATCCCTCGTTCGATCATTGCTTGCATCGTGTTTATGTATGCCTGGTTCCAGAAGTCTCGGCGTTCCTCACGAGACATTTCTTTTCCCTGGTCTAAGTATGAGTGGCATTTGTAGCAAAGAGATGCTACTAAAGCATCAGATACCTTGATGCCCATGCCTTTGCCTTGGTTCCTGTGGGCAGCAACTACTGTCCCGTCCTCACAAAAACATGACCCGCAAGGCATATTTCTACAAGCCTCAAGCAACTTTTTGTTGGTGTACATTGATCTTCCTTAGGTCAAGTTCAGCGTCCTTCATTTCATCCGTCCAGATCAAGCCTTTCTCTATTGCGTACTGTAGAAGTTGCTCTACTAAGTCCGAGAACTCAGAAACGGTCAGCGAAGCAGTCGAAGGCTCGATCTCTTTGACTTGGCCGCCAGGAAGTTCTACGACACGAGAAGGAAGAAACCTCGTCTTAGCCCACTCATGCCAGATGTCCTGTGTATATTGCTGGCCCATTAGTTGTTCCGAACAAGCTGTCAGGATCGACCAATAAAACCGATTTTGAGCCGCTGTTCGAGGAGGTTTGGAGATAGTTACCATGTAGCCTAGTTCAGTGGCTTCTATGGCCTCTATGACCCTTCTACGGTCAGTCTCAGTCGTTAATATTGATCTCATTTCTCAGATACCAGTTGTAGTTAGCTCTAAAGGCTCGTCTCTCGAAGTCAGTGAACTTATCGTGACGCTCTGAGTACATGGCATTGACCATGCGTCTCTTGAACTCTTTACTGTCAACGTCAAGCCACATTAGATAATTATCGAGCCCTGACTCGTGGAGGTCTCCGAATAGGAACCTAAGTGCGGTAATCGTTTCGTCTGTTGGTCTAGTTTTATAGGGTGCTTTGCAAGCATCATCGACTGCCAACTGAATGACAGACCAGAGCAGTTTCTTGCAACGCTCTGTCTGGATCGAGTCCAGCAGTCCTTCTTCAAATGTGTTCAGGTTCATTTTCGTTTGTAGTAGTAGGCCCAGGCTTGCCTGTAAAGTTTTTCTTTCGTTACCAGCTTACGAGCCTCTAAAGCGCGGATCATTTTTAAGGCGTTTTGTGGTGTGCAACCGAATTTGTTTGCTAGATCGTTGAGCGACATCCAGTCATCGAGTGCTGACAAGTAAGCCGTTTGTGTTGGCGTTAGCGGTTTAGACTTGTTAAGCATCAACCGGCCAAACTTTTCCACCGACTTCAGGAACTCATCTCGGTGAGAGATGAGAACCCCTGATTGCTTGGCAATAAAAAGAATCTGACTCATTTAATCTCCGTCAGTTCTTTCTTGCGCTGTTCCTTGAATGCATCTATTTGCTTGATGGACTCAGGATCGTTCTTAAAGACCTTGTAGGCACTCGTGAATGCTGCCTTCAAGTCGTCAACTGTTTTGGCCTCTAAGATCGTTTTAATGTGGTCGTCTACGGAAGGCTTATCTTCATCTGGAAGATCCTCTCCAGCGTAGATATAAAGCCCGATACCGTGGAGGCTGATAGCTTTAGCTAGACATCTTTGCATAGCTGTATTGACCTGGAAAGCATCTGGCTCAGAGATCGCTTTGTTACGGTGATCCATGACAGGCAGTTGTGCAGTGCGAGAGACACCGAATGCTTTGACCTCACAAAACACCATCACCGTGTCTCCCCACATTTGGTGAGGCTTGTACTCCCATGTAGCCGTAGGATCGTGTTGCAACAATGTATCTACAGCCCAGGCCCAAGAGAGGTAGGAAAGCCCGTTCTTCTTCTCGACCTTTTCGGTTACGTTGATCTTTCTAAGTTCGTTGAATTTCATGTTTGGCTCCGTTACTTTATGAACAGGAAGAGCAGTGTTCCGTAGCAAATCCCCAATAGCGCGCATAGTGCCCAGTCACTCCTCGTTATCTTGTACTTCGTCAAGTTCAAATTCCTGTTGTTCCAACTGTTGTTGGTAGTCATTTTGTTCCCTCTCGCGGTCGTATTCGTAAAGTTTTCTGTCAAGCCAAGCATCGTAGTCAACGCTCATGGTGCTTCCTTTGTATGGATGACGCAGAATTCTTCTAAATAGTTCGTTAAGTCAAACGTAATTTCTCCAGTCTTTACGTTGTAGTTGTCATAAAAGTATTCTTTTAGGATTTTTTCTAGCTGCTCTTGTGTAAGTACGATTTTCATGTTGGCTCCTTGTTGTGATGGAGTAATCTTAGGCTTATCAACCCCATAAGACTGTCATCGTGACGACAATCCCTGCCGCTGATACCAAAAAGAAACGCCGTTCGTCGGTAAGTCCTACTCAGAGGTCTTTAGCTGCGCTTCGTGAGCGAGGTTACTTATGTCAGATCGTCGAGCACTGGAACCCGTGGGCTCGTATACGCCAGGACTTGTTTGGGATCGGCGACATACTTTGTCTCAAGGACGAGGAGACCCTCTTAGTACAGACGACCTCAAGAGGTAACGTCTCAGCTAGGGTAAAGAAGATTGCAGAGAGCGAACATCTTCCGGCTATCTTGCGAGCAGGCTGGAAGATAGAAGTTCACGGATGGGGTAAGTTAAAAGAAGGGTGGACTTGCAAGGTTGTGGAGATCTGATAAGATTAGTTTGTTGTCGTAGCAGACAATGTATTAAGGCCGTTTACTCATGCTCTCGACCCTTGTTGCAAGACTTGGGTTCTGCTACCGAGAGCAGCAGTAAGCGGCCTTTTTTATTGTCTATACGATGACCGGCGAGAACGGTCGTAAATCGCTCTATGCGCGAAGAGCAAGCGCATTCAAGCAAGAATGCTTAGCCGGGCTTGAGGCCGCAGAGGATATGGCTGCGGAGCCGGGGTCGACACCCGCTAGAGCCTTGAGTATTGGGTCAGGCCAACTCAAAGAGTGTTATACGCAATACGGCACCTGATTAGCTCTACGAACTTTGTTCGTAGTTGGTCGTGGTTTTGCCTGGAGAAAATGATGGGTAGCTACTCAGATCTGTTGCGGAGTCCGATGTGGCAAAAGAAAAGGCTGGAAGTTATGCAAGCAAAGGGGTTTGCTTGCGAGATATGTGGCAATACAGAGCAAATGCTGCATGTTCATCACAAAGAATACTTCAAGGGGTACAAGCCTTGGGAATACGATGTGGAACAACTTGCCCTTCTTTGCGAGCAATGTCATACGAAAGTTCATAGCGAAACCGATTTTTTGAAGTACGTTATATCAAGACTTCCTCTTGATGGCCCAAATTCAAGAGATGAGATAACAGGTTTGCTTGTTGGATACCTTGGTTATTTCACAGAAGAAGAGGCTAAAGAAGGAAGGATGAATCGGTACGTTTTGTTAGGCATTGAAGCAAAGAAAAAGGGGAATCAAGATGGAGTTTGAAGAGTTTTGGATGGAGTATCCAAAGAAAGTTGCAAAGAAAGCCGCTCAAAAGGCTTGGAAGCGTCTTAAGTCTGAGGATAAGAATGCTGTTGGAACGGCTATAAAGCAGCATAAAAAATTTTGGGCAATGAAAGAAACGTCGATCGATTACATTCCTCACCCGTCAACTTGGCTTAATCAGGGTAGATGGGATGATGTGCTTGAATTTGTTACACCAAAGGCCGCTAACAAGCAGATAGCCCTTGAGGAAAAGAATCGTCAAGTTGCTTTAGAGTGGGCAAGGAGCAAGCAATGAACGCGTCTGAAAGAGTTGAATTTGCAGAACTAGTTTCATCAGTAATGGCCTATTACAAACAAGAGACGAGTCCTTTTGTGGTTGATATTTGGTGGCAGGCTTGTCAGCACTACGAATTTGAGCAAGTAAGGAAGGCTTTAACAAAACACGCCACAGACCCTGAGCGAGGCCAGTTTGCGCCAAAGGTCGCAGATATTGTTAGGCAGCTATCAGGAACGCCAACAGATAAGGCTCAGCAAGCATGGGCTAAAGCATATGCAGCTATAGGCAGGGCCGGCCCTTGGCAGGATGTTGTTTTTGATGACCCAGTTATCCATTCTGTAATTGACACGATGGGAGGATGGGTTAAGTTTGCCAACGTTTCAATGGATGAGCTTAGTTATACGCAGCATCGTTTTATGGAGTCTTACAGGGTGTTTTTTAAGAATCCAAGGGAAGAATATCCAAAGGTGTTGAGAGGGGCAAGATCTCCAGATGATGAATACGATAGAAAAGGTTTGGCGTTGCCTGCTCCTATTGTTATTGGAAGCCCTGAAGTTGCCGCATTGGTTATGGCCGGGAAGCAGATTTCTTATAGAGATCGTGCTTTGATTGAAAACACGGCTTAGCGATAAGACTAAAGGACTAGAGCAGGTTGCAAAACTCAAGCAAATAATTAGACCTCGCAATTTAGAAGGGGAATTTTGATGACAGATAAAGAAAAAGCCTACGCACTGCTGAGAAAGCTAGCAGACGAAACAACGTATGTGATGGTGCATCCCAACGAGCTAAGAATCTTGCTACACGACTTAGACCAGATGAGACTAAAGGTTGATATAGCTAGAGATAATTTGATGGATGCTTGGAACCTTTACAAAGGGGATATGGCATGAGCATAGAAGCTATGAAACAACCCGAAGCCTTGCGGCTGGCTGATGCTTTGGATGACGAGTTCGTGCAAGGCAGAATCAGTAACCACAACGGGCGCAAAGCCGCCGTTGAACTGCGCCGGTTGCATGAGGTCAATCAGGATCTGCTGAAGGCGTTGCACGAAGCACTGGAAACAGAGCAAGAACCTGTGGCGTGGCGCTACAAATACCCGGATGGGTTCTGGCGATTCAGCAACGGCGAGCGAGTGAACGGCAGCGATTCAATTAAAAGCCAAGCCCTCTACACCGCACCACCAAAGAAGCAATGGGTTGGGCTTCCTGAATCTGCGTGTGCAGCAATGACCTTGCAGCAAGTCAGCGCTATGAAGTACGCGGAATTGGTGTTAAAGGAGAAGAACACATGAGCAGAGAAGCTATGAAGCAGGCGCTGGAGGCAAAGTCTCTCGCGGGCATTTTGCTGCGAGAACACGACAACGTAGAGCAAGCCATCAACTATGCCGAGCGCATGGCGCAACGCTGCGCGGATTCACGCAGCCTGATGGCTATGGAATACCAAGACGCCGCCAAGGAGTTGAAAGCATGGAAGCAAAGCAAACCCCTTTGATTGAACTGTTGGAGCAAGTGCCGCACGACGCACGGGTGGTCGTTGAGCATGACCAATTCAGCAGCAGTTCACATCCGGTTGGCCGTCTTTGCCACGAAGCCGCTGCCGCCCTACGCGCAAGGCTGGCGCAGCCAGAGATGAATCAATGGCATGGGCTGACGGATGAGGAAATAAACAGCGTGCGTTATAACCGAGATTGGACTGCGCCTTGGACTGATACGACTTTTGCAAGAGCCATCGAAGCCAAGCTAAAGGAGAAGAATCAATGAGTGGCGATCACAATATGAAAGATTCTTTTGAATGCCCAAGGTGCGGACATTGTGAATTGGAAGGTCAAGACAACGTAAACCATCCTAAGCACTACACATCACATCCTTCTGGCGTAGAGTGCATCGAGATCACGGAGCATATGAACTTCAACCTTGGTAATGCTACGAAATACGTTTGGAGAAGTAGCCTAAAAGGTAAAAATGTTGAAGATCTCAAGAAGGCTATTTGGTATTTAGAAAGAGAAATTGCGAGGATAGGATGACTGACGAGCAAAAGAAGATTCTTACTTACCTGAAAAAGCGTAAGACACCTGCTGACCTAAAGTCAGTGAGGCTACAGACAAAGATCGACAAACAAACGACTGTGAATTGCCTAAACGCTTTGCTTAAAAAAGGTTGTATAAAGACTTCGTTTAGGATAGACCCGTTTACCAAGGAACGTGTTTGGGAGTGGGTCAAGGACGAGTACGAGGTCAAGAAGGTGTCCAGACCGAAGAAGAAGTTCAAGCCTGTCTTGGCTAAGCAGGAAGAAGGTGTTGGCGTTAGTTTCTTTAATAATCCGTTCAATCTGAGGGTCGCATGAATCTAAACGAAGCAGCAGCCATGAGTGCAGCACAAGAAGTCATCGAGCAGGCGCAGTCAACAAGTGCGCTAGAACAACGAGCGTTAGCGATCGTCAATCTGTCTGTAGAGCTACATAGGAAAGCCATAGACCTGAGACTGCAAGCAGAAGAGATTCTCAAAGAAATAAGGTATGGGTTAAAATGAAAGTTGGCTCCTTCCCCTCCTTTGCCCGACGCGATGTTGGGCGTTTTTTTGTATGAAAGCGGCGGTCTATACGGCGATCTTTGGCAACTATGACCCGTTGCACTACGCGGTCAGGCAAAGCGTTCCCACGGCCTTCTACGCAATCCTAGACGGTGCTAAGAAGCCTCAGGGATGGCAGCAAGTCATCACAAGCAGGCGTTTCTCAGATCCTCGTATGGATGCCAAGTGGTTCAAGGTATTCCCAGACAAGCTAGAGTTCGCTGAGGATTACGTGATCTGGATAGACGGGTCGATAAGGATCACAAGTCAAGAGTTTGTGGCTTACATGATCGAGCAGGCCGGAGATACGATGGCGGCATTTCAACACCCCTGGAGGACTTGTATCTACCAAGAAGCCGGAGAGTGTTGGGACATGGTCAAGTATCAAGACCAGCCTATTCTCGCTCAAGTCGAGCACTATCGGGATCAGGGTTGGCCGCAGGACTCAGGCCTCATTGCTGGCGGGGTTCTATGTTGGAAGCGGAGCTATATCAATCCCCAGGCTAATCAAGACTGGTGGATCGAGATGATGAAGTGGACGCTCCAGGATCAGCTGTCGTTTCCGATCATCGCAGACAGAAACGGGTTAGAGGTCAATGTGTGTACAGAAAACCTCATGAATAACAAATACTTTCAGGTGGTAGCCCACCATAGGATGGCGGAGTATGAAAAAAGTTCCGATACTCATTTGTACGGTAGGGAGTCCAAGTCTTGAAATCACGTTGTCGTCAATCAAACTTTACGCCAAAGAAGCGCCTATATATCTGTCGAGTCGGGCCGAGACAATGGACGAACGAATTTACAAGTGGGTACTCAACTCGTCGGGTAACTTTGGTGATGCCTACAACCGGATCATGGATGACGCATTCCAACACCACGATGCAGTCATCATTGCTAACGACGACATCTGTTTGACTCCAGACTCTTATAGACTCATTCTTGAGGATGCCGAGCATCTACAAAAGGCAGGGCATAAGATCGGTGTTTTGGGTGCAAGGTCTGACTACATCCTGGAAGCTCAGAACATCCGGTTCGAGGGTGGTGCAAGACACGGGATGAAATGGGCAGAAGAACAGACGATCAAAGAGACGAGCGTGATTGCGCCGATCTTTGCTTACATCACGAAGGAAGCCTTCCAAGCGGTCAGGTTTCCTCCCATCAACTGGTTTTCAGATAACGTCTTTTGTCATACACTTACGGTATGTGACTTTAAGCATTTTGTTTCAAGGAGTTACGTTCATCACGCAGGCAGTCAAAGTGTGGGTAAGGACGACTCCAAGAACATCAAGGAGGCAGCAGCATGGCTGTGGAAAAACGAACCAGGGATCGCAAAGCATTACCGTCTCCCTACAAGCTAAAAGTGCCTCCTGTACCCATCAGGTATGACAGGAAAGTAGGCATCCCTTTACAACCCAAGGAAAAGAAATGAAAGGCTTGCTTTCCCCTAAAGTGATGATCGTTGTGAAACAAAGCGATGAGGAAGAGGACGAAAGCTGTCCGCTTCCAACGCAAGACGAGGCTTTGAACGAAGAGAACAAGGCAATCGCAAAAGAGAAAGCAATGTATGGCCCTGAACGAGGGGGCGATACGCAGTTCTGGCGGGATCTAGGCGCAAAGTGGCGCATCTCTGCAAGCCAGGCTCAAGAAAGGCGTTGCGG